GGACCTTGATACGTCCGGCAGCGATCAGCTTAATGTGTACATCATGGCAGGTAGTCATAACTCAGGAACAGAGGCTATTAACTCTGTTAGTATATACGAAAGCGACACGGTAACTCAGGCCACTAATATGGAACTGGTTGCAGCACTGTCAAGCGGAGCAACGGCGACAAGTACATCTGCCGCTAATATCCTCCCACTGGCGGCTGTTCAGGCTCTTGGTGGAGTTATCCAGGAGTTGCAGGTCGACTTGCGGAAACGCAAAAAGTATGTCGGTATCGCCGTTGAATCTGGTGGCGTTACGGCTGGTGCGGCTATCGGTATTCTTGCTCGTCTGACTCGTAATGAGCAGTCTGCAGATACAGCAGCACAGAAGGATCAGGAAGACTTAGGTGCAACTAACGTAAGTGGTTGTATGCAGGTCATTGCAGGTTAATTCGTCCTTTATCTTCGCGGGTCTGGCATCGGGCCAGGCCCGCTTTAAAGGGCTTGTTTCAAGATAAAGGGAAATGACATGAATATTAGAATGAGATACGATCCAGAGTACGGGAATTACGGCCTGTGGATTATGGATGGCTCAGGTGAATCAAGGGTAAATGGTGAACCTATAACGATGAGGCCTATTGGTCAATACGAAGCAGCGTTGCCAGTAGCGAAAATAGAAGACATTAAGTGCTTGCAAGACTTGATTGACGATTTATGGTATCTCGGATTGAGGCCATCAGCAAGAGCAGATGAATATAAGGCCCAGTTGGACTCAACAAGAGACCATTTGAATGATATGAGGGCGTTAGTTTTTAAAGGCAAAAGAGAAGATTTAAAACAAAGATAAAGGAATAATATTATGCTAAAACTAAATCTGGGCAGCGGCCCTGAATCACACAATTTAAAAGGTTACGAGAACATTGACCTTAAGAACGGACAAAAAGCTTTCCCTCTTGAGTTTGAGAGCGAGACCGTAGACGAAATACGTGCATCTCACTTGTTAGAGCATTTCAGCAAGAAACAAGTGCCTTGTGTGTTAAAGGATTGGGTTGACAAACTACGTCCGGGTGGAGTGCTAAAAATAGCTGTACCGGACTTTGATATAATAGCAGGCGATCATGTGCGGGGGAATAAGCACGATTGCCCAGTTGATGGTTATATTATGGGCGGTCAGGATGACGAAGACGACTTCCATAAGTCAATATTTAACAAAGACAGCCTCACTAAGTATATGGAGATGGTTGGGCTTACAAACATAGAGCATTGGAAGGCTGAATTCACCGATTGTTCTAATTCCTCAGTATCGTTAAATCTCAGAGGGACTAAACCTGGTGGGCTTGAAACTAAGATACAGGCTGTAATGACATTACCCAGGCTTGGGTTTACAGCCAATATGTTCGCGGCAGCTAAGGTATTCCCCAAGCTCGGTATCGGATTTAATACGTCAAGTGGTGTTTTTTGGGGCCAAAAACTATCCAGGTTGATTGATGCACACCTCAATGACGGCACTGAATTCATACTTACAATGGATTATGACACAGCATTCAAAGAAGAACATGTAATTAGACTACTGCAATTGATGGCCGATAACCCAGACATTGACGCGATAGTACCAGTTCAAGTAAAAAGAGAAAATGAAACACCGATGTTTTCGATTCTTGACGAATCTGGAAACGGCAAGCTTGTGCCTTTGACAGACTTTGATTCAGATTTAGTGCCAATAACTACCGGGCATTTCGGTTTAACCATTTTCAGGGTTTCAGCATTCCAAGGACTCAAAAAGCCGTGGTTCTTACCTCATCCAAACGAAGATGGAGAATGGGGCGAAGGCCGGATTGACGAAGATATACATTTCTGGAATAACTTCAATGCAGAAGGCCGGAAGGTATGCCTTGCAACGAAAGTAATGCTTGGCCACTTACAAATGATGTGTACGTTCCCCGGCCCTGCAAGAAAAGGCTTTAAGCCTATGCACTATTATATGAATCAATTAGACAGAGGCCAATGGCCCGAACATTGCCTACCAAGAGTGGAGCTATTGAAATGACAGCAGGGAAAATATCATCAAATATAAGCGTTGCTGACGTTGAACCAGTTAAAAGAATACTTGAAGCAATAAAAGCAGTAGGATCAGTTGAGCCGGATGGGCATTTTTGCACTTGTCAGAAAAAATGCGGAAACCCCATGTTCCCGAAACACACCAAGTCCTGCGTTGAGCTTCACGAAGCTATAAAGGAGTTGAAATGAAATTAGAACTATTAAAGCACTACGGAATGTCAGCACCTGGCGATATATTAACTGACGTAAATAAGCCAGTTGCCGACTTACTAATACAAAGGGAAATTGCTGTTTTGGTTAAGCCTAAAAAGAAAGCAAAGAAAAAATGCTCGAATACCAAATAACAACACAGCCGGACGTGGAACCAATAACGCTGGACGAAGCAAAGCTAAATCTGCGTGTTGTATGTGATGCGGACGACGATCTTATTACAGCCTTGATAGTTGCGGCTCGTAGATGGTGTGAGCAGTATGAAAATAGGGCATATATTACCCAAACGATAACGGCTAAGACGTTTTGGCTGCCGAGTGAGATAATCTTGCCATTACCTCTATTGCAGTTGGTAACGTCGATTACTTATATCGACACAGCAGGAGACGAGCAGACTTTATCGTCCGATTTGTATGATGTTGATGTTTACAGGGAACCCGGCAGAGTGACAAAGGCTTATGGTGAGTCTTACCCGTCTCTCAGAGGTGATATAAACGGCGTTACGATTATATATAAGGCCGGTTACGGCGATACGGCTGCAGATGTGCCACAGGAGACAAGACAGGCTATACAGCTATTCGTGGCCCATTTGTACGAAAACCGCGTAGCTGTTACCGATATAAATATGAACGTATTACCTTTAGGCGTTAAAGCTCTACTTAATAAAAGGGCTAAAACAGTATGAAGATAGGTGACTACAACCGAAGAGTAGAAGTACAGACAGACACAACGCCTACGCTCAAAGACGACCTTGGCGGTAAGATATATACGTGGTCAACTACTTCTGAGATATGGGCAAAAGTCACCAATCTAACAGGCGGCAAACTTGAAGCTGCTCGGCAGATAGACATTCAGGCAAGCGTCGAGATTGGAACTCGGTTTTGTGGCACTGGCGGCGTGGCTGGCATAACCGTGGCTAATCAGTTGGTATATAACGGCAGAACTCTTGAGATCGTGCATGTTAATGATGTATTTGAGCAACATACAGAATTGAGGATTACTTGTAAGGAGCAGATAAGTGTCTGATGGTATGGTTCTAAAGCTTGATGGATTTGCAGAGTTTGACGCTCAACTTAAGAATCTTGAGCTTAAGGTCGCTAAGGGCATTGTGCGTAAGGCCACTAGAGCAGGCGCTAAGAACACATTGAAGCAGGTGAAAGCTAATGCAATGGCGATGGTCGGTGGAGCAATGGGGGCATTGATAGCTCGCAGGGCTAAGGTGTTTGTTTTTAAGCATCAAAGACGCGGCAGTTGGGGCGTACAGATCGGGATGGATCCGAAAGAAGAAAAGTTTATACATTACTCGAAGAATGGCAAAAGAAGTTATATACCATCTGCTATCGAGTACGGGCATGATGACGCAAGGCCGATACCGTTCATTCGGTCAGCATGGGACAAGACGAAAAAAGAAGATATTCATATAATGGCAAAGATGTTTAAAACTGAAATTGAAAAGGAGGCACAACGTGGCAGAAAAGGTTAAAGACATGTGGCTAAAAGTACTGATCGGGTTCATATTCTCGCTGATCGTCTTGGTTACGTCACTGGGAGCGAATAAGCTTGATAAAAAGGTCGATAAGACCGTGTTTGATATGCACGAAAGGTATCAGAGTAAGCAGTTTCAAGACATGAAAGAGTACCAAAAAGAACAATTTGGCGACTTCAAAGAAATCTTAAAAGAACTGAAGGCTGATTGATGACTCTAAAAGAAGCAATATATACGATATTGACGACAGATGCAGGTGTAATCGCCCTTGCTGGAGATAGAGTTACTCCGGGTGGCGATCCTGTAGAGGGTCAAACTTCGGTGACTTATCACGCTATCAGCATGGACGCGAACAAACATAGCATGGACGGGCCTGATACGCTCGCTGTACGCCGATTTCAGGTGAATTCGTATGGATTGAGCGAGTTACAGGCAGTTAGTCTATCAGATGCAGTACGTGGGGCTATGGACGGCTTTAGCGGGATAGTTAATACACTGGAAATATCCTACATGGCTTTAATTGACGAGGGCGATTTAGATGAGTATGAACCGGGAAACAAACCAATAAGCCGACACGGTATTCGGCAAGATTATAGAATAGTTTACACAAGACAATAAATTTTTTGAAAGGGTAGTATTATGGGCGGTATAGGCGGTTATAAAGTGACAATAAGC